CCCCCAACGGGACGACGCTCTTACCAACACTAGCCGGCAACTCCCGCAACTGCCGGTTAACCTCCGCGAATTGACGGGCGGTAGCATCCACACCATCGAGAGAAAACTTGAACTTGCTTTGCACCGGAACCTCCTACTGCAATACAGGCGTAATAGTCCACACGCCACTAAAATCAATGTCATAACCGACGACACGCGCCTCACCATGATCGAAACCAGTGAAACGACCATCATCATCGGCAACAGTCCACGCGACGACATCCCCCGGCCTCCACTCCTCATACACGATCGGAGCAGCCAACAAACTCAACGTCATACTCAAAGTATTCGTACCATCCCGCAACTGCCGCAACGAAGCCGAAGCATGAGCATTCAAAGTCTCATGCTGTGTAATGCTCGACGACGGACGGACAACATGCTCCACAACAGGCCGGTAAGACTGATCGGCCACTATCGCATCGGAACGCAACTGTCCCTCATCAGTCTCGGATCCGACCGCCACGACCATGTTCGCACCATAACCACTCGTATAATCTTCCACGATCGCGAAAGACGTCATCACACTCTCATCAAACGTCGTAACCGGAGTCAGGGAACCTATCCTGTCCGCAACCGTCAACACCGGCACATACCTACCATCAACAACCCTCCACGACGTACACCATTCCGGCCCATTCTGCACGTTCGACAACTCCTGAAGAACACTCAACAACGTCTTATCAGAAGACTCCTCATACGTCCTATCACGGCGAATGGAACTAGGAGATGCCTCCACCGAAAACATGAACCGGTGACCGTCAAACGTAGTCGACACAAGATCCTTCACGATCTCACACTGGTCACGATTCGAATACGTATGATCCTTCACATACACGCTATCCAAATAATGTTCCACGGTCACCACGGTGAGAGACAACCCACTCCCCTGTAAGGTACGTTCGCGTTTGACGACGATACCACCCCACAATACCGTCGAACCACGAACCAAGAGGATCGCCACACCATACGGGACGGTAGCCTCAACCCAATTGGAAGGAATATTCCGCCACGGAAGCATCATCGTACCACTCGTAGTCTCTTCGAACCGATACGAAAGCTTGGAAATCTGCAAGTCCGGAAACTCAGCCAACACGGTCCCTCTAGTCAGAGACACGGCAAGGAACTGGAACCCCGCAGTATCCCACACGACACGACCATGACCGAAAACAGAAACCCCATTCCAAACATCAGTCGAACCCATGACATTCCTCCTTTACAGGTAAGCCGGATAGAACGAGACCGTCATACGAGCCGTAGTCGAATACTCACCAGCATTGAAACCCCAAACATTCAAACCGGGTTCCGCCTGACTCCACTCACGACGATTGACCCGACCACGAGCGGGATCAGTCCCATCAATCAGAATCTCATGGGTCACACCGTTGATGGTCGCGTAATGCCCCACACCAAAACTCATGTTAAAAGCAACGACATGCCCGCTCCCAACATGCGATATCTGCGGGTTCACGACCGGCCCATCGACACGGATCATAACCGGACTAGGAGCCATACCAACGTTATCCAATACCACCTGACCGGACACGACAGTCTCACTCCACATCCAAGACGACGATGAGGCACCAGCCTCCTCGAAATGGTAAGGGAACGACATACCCCCAGACGAACTCGGCAATCCAGAAACACCAGACACCGACTCCAACCCATACAAGTACGGGCTCAAAGACGTCAACCCAATACTGAAACGAAGAACATTCACCCCTTCCCATTTAACCAACGGGGCTGACGTCGACTGCCATACCCGTACCTGACGGCCAATATCCCCCAAACGTACGGTCAACAGCATTCCGCTATCATCCAAAACGCTTTTGAACGCATTCCACGCGTTGACACATGATTCCGTGCATCGGCCGATGATATGGCCTTCTATCGTGATGGTACGGCCCTGTAGTCGAGGCAGATTCCCATACCAACCGTCCGACATGGCCTTGCTTTCGGTCTTCAACGTGGAAGCCACGCCATCAAACAAGCCGGACACATCCTGAAACGTGACATGCCATTCACAATCATACGAATCCACGCCATACAACGGGAAACCGTTCAACGTCAAACGAATGTCACGATCGTCTTCTAAAAACATGCTCATAAAAACACTATATCCTTATCATACGTAGCAGAAGTTAAGCATTCGTACCGTTTCACGAGCCGCCATTGTCGGATCAGCCGCGTTAACGGTAATCGGAGCGGACACTCGAGGCTTACTATCATCCGACAATGCCACCGGTGAAGCCATCGGAGATGACACACTGCCGGAAAGCGGAGACGGAAGCAAAGCGGACACCATGCTCTGGACCGGCCGGACAGCAAGTTTCTCATTCATTTCCACGCCGACACCCAAACCAGCCGGAATCATCTTACCGACCTCATCACGGAACACGCGGGACGGGGAATGAATACCCAACGCGCCTTTCGCAGCGTTCACGATGCTGGACGCGGCTCCCTTGACCGCGGCCACGGCATTACCGATAGCATTCTTAATACCGTTGATCAAACCTTGAATTATATTATTACCGGCTGAAACGAGCCAAGAGCCGGCACCACTGAACGCGCCCCTGATTTTACCGCCGATACCGCTGACTGTGTTCGCAACAGTATTGACACCATTCCGGACGGCCCCGGTGATACCGTTCCACGCATTGGAAGCGAGGTTCTTGACCGTGTTCCACAAGCCGGACCATGTATTGCTGATAGCGTTCATCACAGCTGAGACAACCCCGGAAACAGTGTTCATGCCAGCCGTTACGATGTTCTGGACACCATTCCAGACTCTTACCGCAATATTCTGGATACCAGTCCACACGCCGTCCCAATCGCCTTGCAAGGCTGCTAATACGGTCGTGATGATGCCGTTGATGATATTCATCACCGTGGTGACCACCGTTTGGATGAAGGGGAACACCGCGTTGATGACGTTTTGGATCTCAGTCCCCCACGTTTGGAATTGCTGTTGAATCACTGGTAAGACTGTTTGGAAAACCGCTGCCAGATTATTGATGACCGGCGTGAGAGTACTCATGATCGTTCCACCGATCTGAGTAAGAGCGGCTACCAGCGAACCGACGACTGGCATCAAAGCCTGAAAAGCGGCACCCACGATAGGTAGGATCGCACTACCAAGATTCTGTAAAGCTTGCATGAACGGCTGCAAGGCCGGAAGCAGCTTACCGGTGATGGCTTGACCGACCGGAACGAACGACGATTGGACCACGCTACCAATCCGCTGCAAGACTGGTGTAATGGACCCTATCATGCTTGTAAACGTTTGAGGCAGACTACCAATCCCCTCGGCAAGCATGCTGATGCCCTGAGTGGCTGGACCTTTGAACGAGTCCAATATTTGCATACCCACGTTAACGACGGAAGCTTCCAGGTTACCCATGGCACCCTCAATGGTCTGAGTACTCGTGGCTGCTTCCTTGGCCGCGTCGGTCATACCCAAGTCCATGATGGCCTTGTTGAATTCCTCTGCCGATATCTCGCCTTTGGCCATCGCGTCACGGAAGTCGCCAGTGTAGGCCCCGTTTTTCTTCATGGCTTCCTGGAGTTTGCCTGACGCGCCAGGGATAGCATCAGCCAATTGGTTCCAGTTTTCGGTGGTGAGCTTGCCGGCACCGGCTGTCTGGGTGAGTACCATGCCCACGCTTCTGAATGTGTCTGCGTTGCCTCCAGCGACAGCGTTCAGGTTACCGGCGGCTTCGGCTAGGTTTGCGTAATTGTCTACACCGTTCGCTGCTAACTGTGCGGTGGTGTTGCGAATGTCAGACAAGTCGTACACTGTCTGGTCCGCGTATTTTTGCGTACTGGCGGTAAGCTGGTCTATCGTGCTTGTGTCTAAGCCGGCGAAACTTAGTGTGCTAGCGAATTTTTGTGCACTGTCGGAGGCTTCGATGATGTCGCCGCTGAGGTTGCTTATGGCGTCTACGGCCATGCTGATGCCGGTGGATACGAGTCCGCCCATTGCTCCCGCGATGGCAGCGAATTTACCGGTTCCGTTGGAGGCTTTGGTGGAAGACTTGTTGATTTCTTCCATGCCTTCGCCGGCTTGGCGTGCGGATTGTTCGATTTGTCGGCTACCGTTTTGGATTGTTTTGACGCCGTTTTCCCAGTCCGAGGTGTTGATTTCCGCGTCGAGGGTGAGTGTGGAGTCAGCCATTTGTTAGTCCTTTCCGAGTTCGTTTATGATGCGGCTGATTTTTTGGTCTCCGTGTTTTGTAAATGCGGCGGTTAGGCATTCGAATGTTAGTCGGTATTGTTCGGCTAGGTGGATTTGTTGTTGGTGGCGGCCTTCTTTGATTAGGGCGAGTAGTAGGTCTGGTGTTATATGGTTTTCCAATGCGTCGCGGATGGCCTCCCACCCGTAGAGGTCGCCGAGTTCGGCGAGGATGCGGATGCTGGGGGAGGTGTGTTGTTTTGCCTCTTTTTGTTTGTATGTTTGCATCCGTTGTTTTTCGGTGGGGGTGAGGAGGCTATCCCATGAGCGCATTTTATATGTCAGCCTTTGATGTCGAGGGTGAGGTTTTCGGCCATGAGTTTGCAGAGGGCGGTCATGGCTTGTATGTAGGCGAGGTCGCTACGCTGTTTGGTTTGTTGTGCCCATTCGTGGAAGTCGTTGTAGGGGTTCATGAGGTTTGTGACGAGGGGGAAGATGATTTCTTCTGCGGTTTCCAGTGTTTCTTTGGTCATTTTGCCGGTGGAGAGTTTGTCGAGGGCTTCGGCATGGTCGAGGATGGTGAGCATGTCTTTTGAGCCGAGTGGGCGCATGGTGTAGGTGGTGCCGTCGATTTTGATGGTGAGTTGGCGGAAGCTTTTGCGGGTGTCGATGCTCAGGATTGGCGTGGTCATATTGTTAGATGCTCCTTATGTATGGTATTATTGGTATTGGCTCCTTTGCCATTGTGTTGACGATTGGTCCGACACTGGTTTGAATGTTTCGAAGGTCATCTTACCGGTGTCGGGCCTTTTCGTTTCGGTTATTCCTATTCGATTGTTGTGTCGGCGTCCTGTTCGGCGTCGGAGCTGGTTCCCTGTGCGTTAATTTGGATGGTGACTTGTGCGTCACCGGATTTGAAGGCGATGGAGCTGGGGCCGGCTTTTTTGGCTATGACGGTCCAAGTGCCGTCGCCGTTGTCGGTTACGGTGGATACTCCGGCGTTTGAGTTTTCTGCGGTGATGGTGCCGGTAGCTCCTTCCGGTAGGGCGGTCACGGTGACTTTCACTGGTTCGTCCACTTTGCAAGTGATGCTGGTTGGTGTGGCGATGATCTTGGTGATCGGGTTTTCCGACGGTTTGATGGTGCCGGTGGTTTCATCGTAGTAGCTTGGCGTGTCGAGGTTGAGTTCGCCCATGACTACTGCGCCTTCGGGGCTGGAGGTCATGGTGCCGGAGAGGGTGACGACGAAGGGGTCGCCGAGGCTGACTTTGAATTCTCCGCCGGCACTGATGAGGGCTTGTGGGATGCGGAAGTCTTGTGCGCTGGAGTGGCCGTCGCATACGTTGTGGATGATGATGTCGCGCGGCGTGTTGCTGATGCATTCGTTGCCGCCGAATCGGACTTGGCCGGTTTCGCCGATGTCTCCGCCGATGACTCGTTTGAATTTGGCGTTGTGGTAGAGTTCGGGGAATAGCATGCCGAGGAAGCGTACGCTCGGGCAGATGATGTTGAGTTCGAAGCTCATTTCGTCGTAGCTGCCGTTCGGTACTTTGATGGTGCCTGACTGGCTGGCGATTTCGGTGGTGCTTGGGGTGAGGGTGATGGTGCCGACTTCGTCCTGTACGTAGTCGGGGGGGATGACCATGTCGTCGATGTAGACGGTTTTCTTTCCGATGAGTGGGTAGGATGCCATTTTTTTCCTTTCGGTTGGCGTGCCTGTTTTAACTGTGGTGTATTATGCCGTTTTTATTTTACAGTGTCGTGGCGTTGAGTTTGTAGTCGATTTGGAAGCGGATGCTTTTGACCCAGTGGCCTTCGTGGTCGATGGCGTCGAGGTCTATTGCGGTGGCTGGGTGGGTGCGGATGCTTTCGTAGGTGATGTCGGTGATTGGCTGACAGGTGAGTTGGCAGTAGTGGGGGAGTGTGTTGTTGATGAGGTTGAGGAGTCGTAGCATGAGGCGTCCTTGGGTGAGGACGTCGTTGTGTCGACTGCTGATGGTGATTTGGTCGGTGTAGAGGTCTCCGTTGATGTCGACGGTGTTGCTGTTGACCCAGATGCCTTCCTGGCTGGTGACGGTGCCGGTGTCGAGTATGGGGCTGGTGCCGAAGAAGAGGTTTTGGCCGTAGGTTCCGTAGCCTTCGTTTTGGAGGGCCATGCATACTGCTAGGTCTATCATGTAGTGTCCTTAGAGGTTGAAGTAGGTTTTGGTGCGGGTGCTTGCTGTGCGGGCTGCTCGTTCGAGGTATCGGGTGGTGTTGGGGTGGAGTCGGTTGGTGTGTTCGCGTAGGCGAGCGTATGGGACTCGACTGTTGCCGAAGGTGATTTGCCAGTGGGTGTTTCCGACTTGTTGGAAGCGTCCGCTGTTGCGTAGTGCGCCGGTTTTGACTGGCGCGTTTTGGCGGGCCATGCGGAGGATGTCGGTCATCATGCGTACGCCGCCTTTGTTGAGTTGTTGGGTGGAGAGTTTGCGGGCCCATGTGGCGGATACTTTGAGTTGGTAGCTCATAGGCTGGTTCTTCCGTAGGGGTTGCCGGTGAGGGTGATGAACATGGTGTTGCCGGTGTCCATGTCGTCTCCTCTGCTGGCTTTGGTTATTTGGTAGGTGCGTCCGTTATTGAGTCGGAGGATGAGGTCGGGCCATGCTTCCATGTCGTTGCGGAGGTTTTCGGGTAGGTTGTCGGGTTGGATGTGGAAGCGGCGGGTGGCGATACGGGTACCGTATTCGGCTGGCTGGTCGCTTTCGGTGGAATGTTTGACGATCGTGTTGACTTCGGCGAGTTTGATGTTGTCGAGGCCTGGGGCCGTGTATTTCCAGATGGTTGCCGGTTGGGTTTGGTTAGGAAATAGTTCAAAGGGGTTACATTGCGATGCCATGCGCGTAGTCACCTCCCTGGTAGTCTTGCGTGTTTACCCACCATGGTAGGTCATGGTGGGGGGTTGGCATGTCGAGGAGTCCTCCCATGTCGGGACGGATTAGGCAAAGGCTCCAAGAGTCTATTAGCGCCTTGTATGGGGTGATAGCGTGTTCGAGCGTGGTTTGCGTACTGGTGGTGTAGGAGACGCTTACGTCCTCGATTTTCTTCGAAGTGATGCTGTCGGACCGGTCGGCTATCGACTGGTCGGCTTGAATGATGGCCGCGAGGATGTTGGAGAGTGGTGCCGGGAGTTTTTTGAATCCGTGTCTGCCGTTGATGATGACTTCTGTACCGGCTGGGTATTCGCTGGTGAGGTATATGGTTTTCGTGAATGAGGCGGATGGTGATAGTCCGTCGCTCTTGTTGTAGGTGACTTTATAGTCGACGGGAGTGTTGTCCGTCGTTTTGACCGACCCTATTTCCGAATACCATGATGGTAGGTAGACGTGCTTGCCGTCTTGGCTGACGATGCTTGTCATATCGGTGATGGATTGTTCGAAATCGCTCATGCAGATCAGGTCGGAGAGGGTGGCGAGTGCGGCGTCTTTCCATGTGTCGTATGCGGTTTCGCCTACCTTGTCGCGTACGCTGTCGTCGATTATCATTTTTCCTCCGGGATATATGAATAGGTCCTACCGTTTATTGTAACGATAGGACCTAGTTGTTTATTGGCTGGCTGTCAGGCGGATTCCATGAGTCCAGCGGTGATTAGAGCGTTCACCACGTCCGATACCGTGCCGGTGGCCGGGTCGACGTGGGAGGCCTTGGTGATCGTGGCGGCCGGACCAGCGGGGCCAGCCGGGCCAGCGGGACCCGCATCACCCTTGGGACCAGCGGGGCCAGCCGGGCCAGCGGGACCCTGAGCGCCCTGACCGAAAGCCACCGGCCGCCCCTCCTCATCCACGAAGTTGATGACCTTGACCGTGTTCAGATTATCTTCCGGCAGCGCCTTGCCGCCGATTCTCGAATACATTTCAGCGTTCATTATCAGGCCTTCGGCTTGATGACCACTGCGGACTTCTCAGCATCCAAGCCACCGCCAGCGTAAATCTCCTGGAGATATTCGTTGGTGTTGGTCTGGAGAGCGAAGTTCGTGAACGATTCGACGGAAGTGTCACCGACGAGCGCGTAATGGGAGGCGGACATGACCACGCCAGCCACCTTCTTGTCGTCTTCCGCGGTCCACCATTCCGGGGTGATGATCTGGGAGACGCCGAGAGCGCGGGCGAGAGTGTCGTCACCGCCCAAGGCAATGAAGCTATTGCCGTTCGCGTCGGCGCTCATGAGCAGATCGGCTACTGTGTCCGCATTGCAGACGAGGACCTTGTTGCCCTGTGCGCGGACCATGTGGGAGGCCTTCACAAAGCCCATGAGCGGGGCTTCCTCGGTGAGTGTGTAGGTGCGTGCGAACTTCTCGCCGGCCCAGTCGGAAGCCTTGTCTGCCGCGTCGGCGGTGATGGCGCGGAAGTGTGCCATGTCATCGTAGCCGCCGAGCACGACCTGGCGTTCGATGGTCTGGATGATGTAATTCGGCAGTTCGGAGAGGATGTAGCGGAGCAGTGCACCCGGCTTCTGAGTACGACGGATATCACCCTTGTTGAGGGTGATGTACTTGTACGTGTAGTCGGCGGTCAGTTCACGCTTGACGAAGGACGGGGTCTGTTCCTTCTTCTTCGTACCGTAGGAGGAGACCGGGTATCCGTGTGCGCGGGTCGCTTCGGACAGGCCGAGGATGTTGCCGCCGATGGTGAGACGGTCCATGCCGGTCTTGCGTAACAGGTTCCACAGGCCGGAGCCGCGCGTGTTCAACGCGTCGTTGATGGTGGTGATGGCTTCGGTCGGGATGAACTTGTCCACGTCGGCCGATCCTACGCCGAAGGAGGCGGTGTCGGCCATGTTGCGGGACACGGTGTCGGCCCATTCCTTGTGGAAGGCTTCCACGCCCTTGTTGTCGTTGTCGATGAGGGTGCGTTCGAAGGCGGCCATGGCGTCCGGAGAGTCGAGCCACGTTTCACGGGAGTGGGAGAAGGAGGCGACGCCGGACTGCTTGGCGGTACGGTTGTTCTTGTTGATGATGACGAGCGGACGCTTGTTGGCGGACTGTACCGGTTCTTCCGGAGCGGTTTCCGAGGCCGTCTGGCCGTCGGTCTGGTCGGTGACGGCTTCGGTGATGTCGTCGACGGCGTTCTGCATGATGTCGGTGACGGACGAGGTCAGGTTGGCTGCTTCGTCCGGGGTGAGTTTGAATTCGGCGACGGTACGTGCCAGCTTGTTCATGAGGGTCTGGTCCATGTTTTCTCCATTTCTTTTGTTGATTGATGTGAAGGCCGCTTTCGGGTCGGCTCCGCGGTAGACGACGCTGATTTCGACCAGTTCGCCGTTGCGGATGATGCCGTCCTTGCCGGGCCGTTCGGAAAATTCGACGGTGATGCTGAAACTGTTGGTTAGACATCCGTCTGCGGCGAGTCGTCTGACTCGTTCGCCGTTGTCGACTTCGCTGAGCTTCGCTTCGGCCATGAGTCCGGCGTCGGTGGTCCATAGGCGGGTGATGGTGCCGGCCTGTGCTTCGATGCTGGGTTCGTGGTCGATGAGAAGGGGGAGTGTCAGTCGGTCTGATTCCGTGAGCTCTCCTACGAGTTTCAATGTGCCGTCGATGAGTGGCGCTTTGAGTGTGGTGAGGTCCACGGTGAGGCCGTTGCTCATTTTCTTGCCGCTGTTGGCGAGGAAGGTGAGCGTATGGCCTTCTGTTTCAGCGGCACCGCCGTATGTGAGACTCTCTCGAATCTTCATATCATCCTTTCGGATTGTGACAGTGGTGCTCGTCAGTGGCATCAGTGGTTGATGTACTGACGAGCATAATGATATCACGGTAGTTGATATGACTGGTTAGTCTTCCACTACTTCGTAGTCTTCGTAGCAGCGGCATCGTGGATGGCCGTTCGGCGTGCTCATGGTTTCGAAACTGTTGACGTAGGAGTGGTCGCCGATGTTGACGACCGCGTCCTTTGCCATATAGGCGGAGTCGAGCGGTCTTGTCGTGCCTTCCATGTGTTTGCAGAAGTCGCATGTGTTGCCGTCTCCGGTGGTGCGCCATACTTTCTGTAGTTTGACGCCTAGTGTTTCGCTGAGGTTGCGGGCGCTGTACAGGCTTCCGAGTCTTTGGGATTGGACGGTTTCGCATCTTGCTATTAGCTCGGCGTGGTCGTTGCTCATTCGGGTTAGTTCGTCGTGGAGTCGGCGTGCGTCCCATTGTTCCGTGTCGGCTCGGTTTAGGAGTTCCAGGGTTTTGTCGGTGATGGTTTTAGATGTTGTGTGGGCTATCTCCTGTAGGTGGTTTTCGTATGCTGTTTTGATGGTGTCGGGTAGGGTGGTCCAGTCGTAGAGTTTTTGCCAGTCGGTTGTCGTGTAGGACTGGATGTCGACTGCGAGCGGGTGTTCCGGGTGAAGTTCGGCCCATGCGGTGAGGATTTGTTCGAGTTTCATGCCGGTTTTACGCGCGTATTCGGTGAGGTGGGTGATGAGGGTGTCTTCTACGTCGTTGACCCATTGGCGGCTGATGGTTTCGAGGTCGTCTTTCAGTCCGTTTTGGGTTCGTCGGGTGAGGCGGATGATTCTGTCGACGTAGGTGCGGGTTGCTGGTAGTATCCGGTTTTCGGTTGTCATGTCGTCTGTTTTTTTGGTGGCTTTCGTGATGTTTCTTTTCGAGGGGAGGGATGGTAGTGGGGTTGTGTCGGTTTGGTGGAGGTTGAGTCGCTTGTAGGGTTCGGGGAGTCCTAGCGCTTCGACTGCGCTTTCGACCGTTGCTCCCATGTTGACGAGTTGGATGAGGCTGTTGACTCGGATTTGTTGGGTTTCAGCCTGTGCTTTCTCGACTTCGGTCTGGGCTGGTAGGTCGAGGTCGAAGGTGATGCCGTATCCGAGTCCTCCGGTGATGCGGTCGAGTTCGAATTGCCATTTGTCCCATACGGTCATGCAGAGGGGTTTGAGGGTGTTTTCGATGAAGGCGCGTTCGGCCATTTCGGCGTTGGCGTAGGTTTGGCCGTTGTCGATGCCTCGGATGATGTCTGGGACGGCGAGTGCGTTGGCTAGGCGGTTGTTGACTACGTTGGATACGGTTTGTAGGTCGAGTGTGTCGTTGGAGTTTTGGAATGGGACCCAGACGAGTTTGCTGGTTTGGCTGGGCTTGTGGGTGGTCGGGTCGACGGGGACCATGTTGTAGACGATGCCGTTGTTGTTGCCGGCTCCGCGGAAGGTTTCTTCGAGGCGTGCGCGGTTGCGTTGGAAGTCTTCGGCGTTTTCGGATACGATGCCGAGCATTCCGGCGGGTACGGCGTTGTTGCCGAAGAAGCCGCGTTCGTAGTCTGCGATCATGTCGTCGACGTTGGCCCATTTTTTGATGGTCATTGCGGGGCTGATTCCGCGGGTTGGGTCGTTGGGGTGACGGCTGTAGCTTAATGCGATGGTTTCGTTGCGGCTGAATTCGTATTGGCGTGAACCGTCGCCAAGGTCCATGGTTACGCGGTGGTACCAGTCGCTGTGGCTGTCGTCGTATACGCGGCTGTTTGTTGGGAGGATGGTGTAGCCGGTGATGTTGTCGGCGGTGATGTTGCCGCCGGGGCCTTCCGGCGTCCAGACGAGGATGTCGACGTGGGATTGGGTGAGCATGCCGGATGCGATGATTTTAAGGAATTCGAGGCAGCTGTAGGTGTCGTTTGGTGCGTATAGTGCTCTTAACGCGGTGGGGGCTGGGTCGAGTTTTCTTCCATCCGGTGTGACGGCGTAGGGGATTACCGTGCTGAATCGTTGTGCGATGGCGTTGACGTAGGGGAAGATGTTGTCGTACGTGTCGTGCATGGGGATGTTGTTGCCGCCCATTGGCTGCCATGCGTTGCCGCCTGTCTGGGTGGGGGTGGTGTGTGGGGCGTTGGTACGGCCGAAGGCGCTTGTGAAGCCCGCACGAATATTGTCGAGAATGGTCATTTTACCTCGTTTTGTAGTGGTATGTCGTATATTCCGTAGTTTATCGCAGTTGATGTTGGTTAGCATACTGCGACGTCCCATGAGGGGAGTTTTGGTGGCTCGTAGCATGCGAGGAGCATGCTGTCGGCGAGGTCTGGGCTTCCGAGGTTCATGGTGTCTTTGTAGTCTTGTTTGCTTTCTATTTGTCGTTGGTTACGGCTGGTTATGTGCCATTTGCGTGTGGTTAGTTCGGTGGTGAGCTTGGCGAGGTCGGCGAGCTGTGGGTTGATGCTGAGCTGTGGGAGCATGGTGGCGAAGTCGAACCATAGTTCGGATGCTATGTTGGGGTATTGCTGGTCTTTGGCTTTGCCGGCGTAGTTGATGCCGGTGACTGGCAGTCCGTATGTTTTGAGTAGGTCGGTGAGGCCTCCGCCTACGCCGGTGTCATCGATGCGGATGTCGATTGGCTGGTGTTGTGCTGCGCGGAGTCTGATTCTTTCAGCCGTGTCGACGATGCTCGCGTGGGTCCATGATTCGAGTGTTTCGATGCGGTTGCCTTTTTTGATGGTGAGGGCGGTGCGATCATTGCCGTATCTGGCGACGTCCACTCCGAATGTGACCGGTCCGTCTGTTGCCGCGCGTTGGAGGGCTTCGTTGATCATGGTGTCGCTTATGAGCTGATTGTTGGTGTCGGCATAGGGGAGGCCGAGCCAGACGTGTCCGTAGTCGGCTGTCTGCTTGTCGGCTTCGACCATGTCGAGGACGTCTTGGCTGAGGAGGCGGTGTACGTCTTCGAATGTGGTGTGCCAGTGGCATGTCTGGTGTAGTCGTTCTTCGGAGTCTGTGGAGATGAAATACGTCCAGATCGGGTCGTGGCTGGTTAGGGGGTTCCAGGTAAAAATCAGTGTGGAGTTGGGTTTGCGGATGGTGGGGATGAGCGTGGTCAGGCTTGCTTTGCTGATGGTTTGTGCTTCTTCGACCCAGCAGACGTCGATGCCTTCGATGCTTTTGATGCTTTGGATGTTGTCGTGTAGGCCGCGGAAGATGAAATTGCTGCCGTTGACGTGGCCGATGCCGTCGCGTCGTATTTCGAAGCCTTGCAATCCGAATTTTTCAATGGTGCCGGTGAGTAGCTTGTATACGGAGTCGGTTATGGAATTCTGGAATTCACGGGCGCAGAGCACTGTGGTTGGCTGTATAGAAGCTCGGAGGATGAGGCTTTGTGCTACGGCGGTGCTTTTGCCTGAGGCTCGGCCGCCTGAATAGCAGTAATAGCGATATGGTGGGGTCTCCGTGTGGAGCCACCACCATAGGTCTTGGTAAGGTCTCGCTATTTGCATGGGTCTGGTCTATGGGCCTTTACTGGTTGTCTTTGCCGTTTTTCGGGTTGTCGTCGAATACTTCGAGGGTGATGTGGGGTGGTTCGTAGCCGGTGACGGTCACGTCGGTGGATTGGCGGGCTTTGCCGTCGAGTCGGTCGATGTAGTCGGTTGTGACGTGTGGGTCCTTGTACGCGTTGATGACGTGTTTGAGGGCGATTCGTTGCACCATTGTCAGGGTCGGGTCTTTTGCTTTTTCGGTGACTTCCGATAGGGTGAGTTTGCTGAATTCGCGGATCCATCGGGTGGGGCTGGTGTCTTTGGTCCATGAGCCTCGGTCTTCTGGGCGTTCTTGGAAGCCGCCTTTGCCGGTTGGGTTGAGGATGCCGCCGGTGATGCGGCCTCGATGGTCTCTTGTTACGTCTGTCATATGGCTGATTATACCTGTCTAGAAGGAAAGCCCCTCCGTGTTGGGGAGGGGCTGTGTTTATCCGATGATGAAACAGATGAGTAGTTTTAGTAGGGCGATGCTTCCTGTTGTGATGAGGATGGTCGCGAGGATGAGGATGAGGTAGGCGAGGGTTTTTCCTATCTTGTAGCTGAGGGGGTTATGTTTCTTGTCCATGTTTAGCTCCTTTTATCACCATTCGTCGACGGCGGGGAACTGTGCGTATGGGTCGGGTTGGTTGGTGTTTCCCCAGTTTGCGGCCTGTTGTTGTGGGGTGGGCTGCTGTGGGGTTGACTGCTGTGCTCTGGCTTTCTTGAGGACCATGGTAATGGTCGCGTAGTTGATGGTGAAGTCGGTGCGTGGCTGGCCGTTGCGGTCGGTGCCGGCGGACCATTTCAGGTCGCCTTCGACGCGTACCGGGGTGCCTTTGTGGAGTTCCTGGAGGTATGTGGCGGCGAGGCGCTGGTCGTATTCGAAGATGGTTGCGAACATGGTGTCGTGGTCGACCCACTGTTGGGTCTGCTTGTCTTTGTGGCTGCCGTTGGCGGCTACTCGGATGAGGAGGTATGGGGTGCCGTTCTTCGTTTGTTTTTGTTCCGGGTCGGATACGAGGCGGGCGGTGGGGAGGATGATGTGGGGGTCGTTCATTGGTGTTTCCTTTTCTTATTGGTTAGCGGATGGTTGTTTCGAGGGTTTCGTTCAGACGGGTTTCGCCGAGTCGCGTGTGGAGGAGTGCTAGTCCTTTTCTTGTGATTCTCACGGTGGGTGGGAATGCGAAGGTGCTACCGTCCTTATGCCGTCCGTGTGATTTTGACTCTACCATGGCCAGGTGACCGGCTTTTACGCGTTCCGAGGCTTCCCACCATGTGCCGGCATGCCTGTATGTCCAACCGTGTTGGCTGAGCCATTCTCGCAATTCCTTCTCGCCGATGGGTGTTCCGGCGTTCGAATTCCTTGGCTTCTGGCTTACGGGACTTTAGGACGAGCCCGTAGAGTCCGGCTTCGGAGATGATATATGTCTGCTGTCGGCGGCCAATCGAATCGATGACTTCAGTAGTACTGAACTCATCATCATCAAACATTTTGACGGTCTCGGTTGGGGTTGACTAGGCCAGGATGCTCATGCAATCCTTGAGTACGGACCATGGGTCGCCGGCTGTGTCGGTCAGGGTGCGCATCGTTGCGTTATTGAAGTTGAATGTTTGGATTTCGGTGTTCATTTTGTTACCTTTCTTTGCTTGGTGATGTTCAAGGGGTCGGTGTTTTGCCGACCCCTTGAATGGTTGGCTGGTTGTGCGGTTACCTGTCGGACGCGGACGGTTCCTTGTCGGGGATGACGTCCGGGTCGAGGAAGTAGCATCGGCCGACCTTGACTGCGTGGAGTCGTCCTTCGCGGATGAAGCGGCGGACGGTCTGGATGTTGAGCTTCCAGCGGGAGGCGTATTCGGGGACTGTTACTGTGTAATCTTTAGCGTTCATAAGTCTTATTATATAACGGGTCGGGTTCCTGTGCAACTCATTTCGTACCGGTGCGTTGCTGGCGTATGTGGAGCGGTTCGTAGGGTTTTGGGTATAAAAAAAGTGCTCAACCGGAGGAAAGGGGTGGGGAAACCGGTTGAGCACTTGTCTGAGGTAAGTCAGTACACAATGAGGTCAAGTACCAATATAGCGTCGTTTTTCTTGGGTTGCAACCGTCGTGTGCGGTGGCTTGTCGTCCGTTCGGCGTGTCGCGATGGCGAGCGTGATATTGTGAATACATCAAACAACGTAGGGCATCAAAAACCTACCAACATTGAAAGGAACAGAAAATGACCGAGCAGAACACCAACCAGAACGAAGCCCAGCCGACCCAGCAGCCGACCCAGCAGCCGATCATCATCAATAACGTGATGGGCCAGTCGGACGATAGCGGCAAGAAGAAGGCCCCAGGATTCCTCAAGGTATGCGTGTACAGCATCTTCACTGGCGGCATCTACTTCTTCTACTGGCTCGTCAAGATGCTGAGCGGCAACTACCGCAAGCGCTGATACGGATACGAGAAAAAATAATACCCACCCGGGCAATCAACCGGGTGGGTATTATTTTATCCAATGAAAGGCAGTCAGAAAGGGAAACCAAAAAAACTTTCCGACATCAACGATCATACCACAAAAGGAGAAAAGCAATGGAAGTCATGCTGGACAACGGCGCATATATGCCATCACGAGGCCACAGTACCGATGCCGGACTGGACCTACGCACACCGAAATCCGTGACCGTACCGGCCTACGGAAGCGCGATAGTCGATACGGGAGTGCACGTGGCGTTGCCACAAGGGTGCGCCGGACTGCTCGTCAGCAAGAGCGGACTCAACGTCATGCACGACATTACATGCACTGGACTCATCGACGAAGGGTATACGGGCAGTATCGTGGTCAAGCTCTACAACCATGGCGGCGGGGATTACCATCTTGCGGCCGGGGACAAGATCACGCAGCTGGTCGTGTTCCAGGTGATCTGCGAGTCATTGGAACAGGTTTCCGTGTTCAATGAGACGGAGCGTGGAGACAACGGTTTCGGTAGCACGGGGAGGTAAGCCATGTTGGTCGGACGGAGCAAATACCGGGCGAAGAAAACCGTCGTGGATGGAATCAACTTTGACTCACGTAAGGAAGCCGACAGGTATCTCGTCCTCAAGGGCATGGAAGAGGACGGTAGCATCGAGAACCTCCGCAGACAGGTGCGTTATGAGCTCGTGCCGGCCTTCGACGCGGACGGACGTCATTACCGGGCCGTCTATTACGTGGCCGACTTCGTGTACGTGGAGGGTGGCAAGGAGGTCGTCGAGGACGTGAAGGGCATGAGGACCGACGTGTACAAGCTCAAGAGCAAGCTCTTCGCACGACGGTATGGCGTGAGTATCAAGGAGACGTGACGGCCTGGGAGCGGGTATGGCCCCGGTTGGTCTTGGGAAGAGATTCCCGGACTGGCCGGGGCCTTTTTGTTCAGTCAACACAGACGCGATAAGCGGTGGCCGCACAATCAGGGTGGCGGCCGCATGTTCGCGGCGCGTGGCCGTGAAATCGTGGCTATGGTGGCCGCATAGTCGGTGTTTGATTGGCCGCATAATCGGTCACCATACTATAGAGGGATAATATAGGTCAGATACTCTAGAGATAATCTGTATAAGTCGGCTCCCGCTGGGAGCCGTGTGCGTGTCCGAGGGGGCCGATCCCAACTCAAAGGGATTGGGAGCCGAGAGCGATGAGGCTCTCTCCTTGATGGCTTCGGTGACTGTGACATGGAGCCATGGAATCTGACCTGATGTCTTCGAGGCTTCTTCCATGGCTCTGAGCAAAGAAGAGGGTGGGTCCATCGAAGGCTCTTTTTACCCCCTACCAAGTGAGGAGCCTACCCTCAAAATGAGGGTGACCAACCCTCAAAATGAGGGTGACCAACCCTCAAAATGAGTGTTAGCTAACCCTCAAAATGAGGACTCATATATATAGCTATATACAGATAGCTAGATACTCTAGCTGGATATAGATAAGAGAGAGAAAGAAAGATAAATCTTTCTTTCCAAAGAGAGAGAAACCGAAACCAGTCTCCGAACCAAGCCTTGATGGCTTCGGTGACTGTGACATGGAGCCATGGAATCTGACCTGATGTCTTCGAGGCTTCTTCCATGGCTCTGAGCATCGAGGTGGTTACGGTCTTGGTCTCGGTGTTGCCCTTCGGGCCTTGGTTCCGATACCCGATCTGGTCATGGGCATGGAGGAGAGTTGGTCCGCGCTTGGCTTGGGTGGTCCTCTCACGGTTTGGTGTTCTCGATGCTTTTCGGTGCTTTTTGATGCTGGAACGTCGCTTTCTTGCGTAAAGGCCTTTTTGACGGGCTGTCGTGGGTTGGTCTTGACGAGTTATCGGGTTTGACGGGAAAATCGGTCTGAGGGGCATTTACGTGCGTTCTAGAGGCATATGCGGTAAGAAGCGTGTGGAATGAATGCTGGGAACGAGCGGATGACGTAAAAGAAAAACCCCATCACAGCACGGCGTGCTATAATGGGGTGCAATATTAAATTTTAACAAAGCCAAATATGCCACATATTTTGGTGCTGAGGCACGACAACTCCCTGGCTAATTCCCTTGCTTTAGGTTAATGGGCGACGACTAATCCTCGTTGATACACACGTTTAGAGGTGCGATGTTCAACCGACCCTTCAGACGGCAGTGGAATAACCGGGGTGCCGACACTGCCACATCAAAGATGTAGCGCGATCTGAAGGGGTATGCCGCACCAGTGGTAGTAATGCACCACTCTTATGATCGACGCCGTTGCGACCGAACGACCGACGGAAACAATCAACAAGCCTTAATCTGAAGCGCTTAAACTTCAGCTCTTAAGGCTTACTCTCTCCACCGAGCTCGCTCACTCCCTCAAGAAACACAGCATGGCGGTGAGGGTTGAGTGTGGGGTACGGGACGTATGGAACGTGCCTGACCGGTTGGGGTGAGGAACGTACGGAACGTACCTAGCTGGTTGACGTTCGAACCTGTTAGCTTTCGATGCTGTTCATAGGGTTGTGGTATACTTGAGGCAACGGTTCAGTATGAAAGGAAACCTGACTATGAACGTTTACGAAACCATTGGTGATTCGCTCGTCGAACGGTATGGGGTTCACTTCAGTGAGGAAGGCGAGCAGAAGTCACGCAAGTTCTTCTCCGGCCTATGCTTGAAGTTCGGGGATGAGGAAGTCCTCGAAGCATGGAAGACCGCATGCGGAAAGTACGACAATCCGGTGACCGCGCTTTCGAAGCTCGGAGGCATCCTCTACAATCGGAGCCTCTTCAGCTCTTTCATTGAGGAGGGCTGACATTGAGTAGGCGTTTTTCCGCGCTTGATCTGGCCGCGAGACTAGGTTTTTCCGCAGTGGCCGTCTATGATCGGATCGGCACCCTCTGCCGGCTACAGAAGAGGAAGAATCGCGCTTATTATTATGACGGCCATCCCTGGATTCCGATACCTCCCGAGAATTTCCCTCGAATCTTCCCATACATGCCCGCAAGCGCTGTCGTCAAGGCCCTTGGAGATCTTAAGAACGAAGGTTTGGTTAAAGAAATCCATCGCGGGCATGTCAGCTGGTATACGCTAATCTGAAAAACACTTCGGCGTGTCGTCTAGAAAACGTGATATACTAAAGACATACGCCATGTGAGACGCTCCTACCACTCACTTGGAGAGCATGAATCACATGGTACGAATCCCACTGATTGCAACCGGGTAGGAGACGGTAGCAGTCAGTGGGATTCACTTTTAAGAATCGGAATACCCCATGGATATCAAAGACACCAACTTCATCACCATCCAAGGCTGGATGCGCACCAAGTTCGGCCTCAAAGGCAACGACCTACTCGTCTACGCCGTCATCTACGGCTTCTCCCAGACCGACGGTGCCAAATTCACCGGCTCCAGAAAATACCTCGCCGAGTGGTGCGGATGCTCCATGGCCACAGTCGACAGGACGCTCAACACCCTCATCGACAAAGGCCTCATCTCCAAGACGGCATACATCACAAAACACGGATACCGCGCCGTCGAATACTCAGCCACGTATCCAACCTCCATCAACGACCGTCTCGAAGCCGACCCCCAAACCGAGACCACGGACGACCCGCGTACGCCGGACTACGAGCCGCAACCGCTCCTCGACGAGCCGCAAGCACCCGCACAGCCGAAGAAGACACGCAAGGCCAAGAGCTTCGACACCATCATCGACGCCTACACCAGCGACCCGACAACCAAGGACCTCCTCGGAGCATGGCTCCAAAACCGCAAGGCCAAGCGCTCCGTAATGACCGACCGAGCCATCCAAGGCAACATCAACAAACTCGACCAGTGCGCACGGGAAAGCCGAATGAGCGTCAACGACTACCTCGATGAGGTCGTCTGCCGAGGCTGGAGCTCGTTCTTCACCATCGAAAACTACAAGCGCACCGGATACCAGCAGAAGCCTCAGCAGCAATCCACCCAGCCGCACTGTGCCCCCACGGAAGACGAAGAAGAGCGCCAGCGGCGGGAAGCGGACGAAGAGTGGCTGAGAACCTGTGTCTTCTAACCCACGACACGCCGGCAGCATAACGCCGACGACACATGAGATAACATTAGCGTAAACAGCAGAAAGGGACAACCCCATGGAAACCATCACCGGCATCATCAACACCATCAACGCGCGAATCTCACACCAATACTCCAAACACGAAGGCGACTACCGCAACGGAAACGGCCTCCTCATGTGCGGCAAATGCCACTCAGAGAAGGAATGCACCCTAACCAAGCCCGACGGCACCACAAAAACCGTCCACTGCGCATGCAAATGCAGCGTCGCACAGCACGAAAAGGAAGCCGAAGAAAAACGCAAACGCGACCGCATGCAATACCTAGACAGCATGCGACGCACCGGCTTCCCCGACGCGGAAATGCGCGAATGGACCTTCGCCAAATCCGACCACACCGACCAACGAAACGAAAACATCGCACGCAAGTACGTCGCAAACTTCGACGCCATGCGCAAGCAAGGCACCGGACTACTTCTCTGCGGTCAAGTAGGCACCGGCAAAAGCTTCCTCGCAGCATGTATCGCCAACGAACTCATCAACCAAGGCACACCATGCCTGATGACCAATTTCAGCCGCATCATCAGCCGGGTCAGCGAAAAGTTCGGAGGAGACCAGAAATACCTCGACGATCTCAACCGCTTCGACCTCCTCATCATCGACGATCTGGGAGCGGAACGCGACACTGAATTCACCTGGGAAAAAGTAATGAACGTCATCGACGCACGCTACCGTGCCGGCCTACCACTCATCATCACCACCAACTTCGAACCGAAGGACTTCGCCGATCGGGGTGATATCCGTCGTCAGCGAGTCTTCAGCCGGCTCAAGGAAATGTGCATCCTTCTCGAAGTCAAGGGAACGGACAGGCGAAGCAAAAAGATGCAAGACAAACTGGAGACCGCCAAATCACTTCTCGGTCTCTGACATACGCCAAGGCGACACGTATGAAAAGCGTGCCGCCTTTTTTCATACCCATCGGCGCGTCGCACTCGTTTGTGGGTATAATAATAGATATCAGGCAAGGAAAACACCAAGCCACCAAACAAAAAAGGAAACCAAAATGAGCCACAAGGACGCCGCCCGAGACCTATTCAGCATCATCAACGGATGCCTACCATACGAATACGACGTAGAACTACTCGACTACCACACTAAGGACCCCAGCATCCTAATCGTCAAAAAAGACTCCGACCACATCATGCAAATCGTCCCAAGCAAACACGACAACACGTGCACCGTGCTCGTATGGATTGACGGCGACGACCCCGACACAGACAGCGAAGCATACCAGTGGGACCTCGACTCACCGGACGTCACCCTCGACAGCATCCTCACCGACATCAAGAACCGCCTCTAACCAACACACGCCACAAAAAAGAAAGGACCCAAAAATGAGCACCAACACAACCAAAAGAGACATCCACCACGAAATGGCCGACGTAATCGCCCTACTCGGCGACGAATACACGGCAACCAACGTCGAATGCGACCCCGGCGACACCGCAATAAAAATCACAAGACAAAACAACGGCAAAACCATGTACGTCATCGCCTACAGCAATCCGGACGACACCGAAATACAACTATACGACGAAGACGACTCACTGGTCATCTATAACATCTTCAATGACGGATCCCTAAACGATTCCACCCCAGAGGACATCGCCGACTACATCATCAAAAACCTCTAAAAAGAAAAAGGGAACGACATGCCCAAGAAAAAAGAACAGGAACCAATCAACCTCAACGACGCCGACCTAATGGACTGGATCAACGAAATGCGCAACAGCCAGCCATCAGCCGACGAACGACGCAAAATCAGCGACTGGCGATACTACCACAGGCACAAGGAAAAATGCGCCGAAGCCAACAAAAAATGGAGGGAGGAACACGCCGAACACTACGCGGAAAAACAGAAAGAATACCACAGCAAACCCTCCACGCTGAAAAAGAAACGCGAAGCCGCACGCTTCCGCTACCACACCGACCCAGAATGGAAGGAAGCAATGCTCGCCAGACAAAGAGCACGCTACCACGCCATGACACCGGAACAAAAAACCGAATACATCCGCAAACAAAACGAACGAGCCCGCATACGACGAGCCAAAGCCAAAGCCGCAAAAGAAGCAAAGGAAAACAAATGATCGACAACGTCAACCATCCAAAGCATTACACCGGCCGCAGCATCAGCTACGAATGCATCGACATCACTCAATACCAGACCTTCTGCACCGGCAACGTCATCAAATACCTATGGCGGTACCAGGACAAAGGAACACCACTGGAAGACCTCCGGAAAGCACGATGGTACGCACACAGAGCCTCGATGATGCGGGAACAGGTCGACCTCAACATCGGATGCTGCAAGAAGATACTCCTACGCCTCGTCGAAACAACGGCCGGATATGAATCCGCAGCCTGGTATGGACTCCTGAAAAACGAATGGCGTATCGTGCTGAGCTCTCTCGACGCGATGCTGGAAAGGACGGGAAATGACACACAAACTCTATGACGTCAGCCTGAATCAGGCCATGGCAGAACATTACCTCTTCGACCTAGGCTATCCGGTCGACAAAGTAAGCGAAATCCTCGATATGGACGAAGCATACGTCAGGGACGTCTATGAAACCCGAGCAAGATTAACCATCCCGCAAAGGAGTGATAAATGAAAAAAACAACGGAAAACCAGGTCATCAAATGGTATGAGGCCGGCTTGACTGTCGACGAATTCGCACCGCTCATGCCGCAATATTGCCGACAGGAAATCGAGAGCGTCATCAAAGAATATAGGAAGGAGAAGGAATGGAAGCGGCTGACTGGTGGCTCACGTTCCTGATATTGGCTCTAACGGTAATCCTCTCCTACAGGAGACGGTAAAACACAGGGAATCCGACGAATCACGGCGTGTCGCACTGATGTGGCACGCCTTTTATGATATATTAGACACATCAAGCAAGGGGCTTGACAAACACAAAAGGAGCACAAATGAACGCCATCACCACAAACGAAGTCAAAGCAATGATGCACACCATCGACGTCCGCCTCGACCAGAAAAGCCACTACGACACCGACCACACACCAAAAGGCGTCATCTACCGCGTCGGAGACCACAAATACGTCACCCTCGACGACTACTCCCAAGCCTTCGAAGACTACGAATGGGACCACAACAACGCGGAATGGGCATGCTACATCTACACGCTCACCAAAAACAATCCGGAACGCATCGACTTCTACACACGGGCATACAACCTCGGCGGAATGGCGACACTCGAAGCTATCTACAACAACATAACCGAGAACGAACCACAAACCATCGTCTACCCCATCTACAAGCACTGACAGCCCACACCAACAAAGGAGACCACAATGGAAAACAGCAGCCTCAACCGGAAATTCGCCGAAGTCCTCAACGAAGTACCCAACTTCAGCACCGACGAAACCGCCAACGCCGGAAGCCGTACCTACAAGTACCTCAACCTCGCCACACTCCTCAAGAACATCAAACCGATCTTCGAAAAACACGGACTCGCATTCACCCAAAAAGTGACCTTCGATGGTACGGGAGACGGACGTCAGATCCTCGGCACCATCGAAACCATCATCTTCGATGACACCGACCAGATGACAGTCTGCGAATACCCGTTCTTCGTCACCGGAGACCCGCAACAGGTCGGAAGCGCTATCACCTACGCACGCCGCTACAGCCTCACCACCATCCTCGGCATCTTCCCCGACAAGGACGACGACGGAAGCTACGCCAAACAGCAATACAACACCGCCGACAAGCCGATCGGAGCCGACCAGTACGCCACGCTCGTCAAAGCCATGGACGCACACCACCTCCCAACCGAAGCACGAGGCGAATTCATCTCAGGCACCCTGAACCGGCCCGTCAAAGGCTGGCGAGGGATCACCCAAGCAGACCTGACCAAACTCATGGACGCTATCAATAGAATGTGACACAAGACCCCGGCATACCACCGGGGTCTTTCCCATATCCGAGCCACGACACGCCGCATGCCATCCAACCACATACGAGCTGATATAATAAAGATATCAGCTTCAAGAAAGGACCGACAATGAAAATCATCAACCTATCACAAGCAAACAACACCAACGCATGGCTCCAAGAACGCCTCGGCCGAATCACCGGCACCAAAAGCGGCAACCTAGCCATGAGCCACTACCCACAAACCGACGTCAAAAAGCTCATCGGATACCGAGACAAAGCGCTCGAACAGTCAAAAACCACGAAAACACAAGCAGAATCCAACAAATACTTCCAAAAAGCACGAGACTACGACACGCGAATCCTCGAAGCCGAAGCCAAAAACAAACACCTCAAAGTCAGCATCGACTTCTGGAAATTCCTAGCCGAAACCATGGCCGAACAACCAGACAGCGAAAACCCCATGGCACGCGGCCACAGACTCGAACCAGAAAACATCACCCTCACCCTCCAACAACTCGGCCACAAACAAAAAGACTGCATCACCGACTGCGGCATCTGGGAAAGCGACGAAGACCCACGACTCGCATGCAGTCCAGACGCCTACCAAGCAACCGAAAACCCCACATGGGCCATCGAATGCAAAAGCCTCGGAAGCGCCTACCACCTCCAAGCCGTCATCCCCTGGATGATCCACTCACAATACATCCGCCAACACACACTGCCGGACAACATCGCCGACATGGCCGCGCAAATACTCCCCACAGCAGCCACAAGCCTCAAAGCCACCGGCATGGACTTCATCCCCGACGCATACGCGGCACAAGTCCTCCAATACTTCGTCGTCTGCGACACACTCGAAACCCTCTACTTCAGCATGTACGATCCACGAGTCTACGGCGACGCACGACACCAAATCATCCCAGTACACCGAAAGGACATCAAACCACTCATCGCCGAACACAAACGCAAACAACTCAACACCCTCCACATCATCGACACCATCACCGAAGCGACAGGAGCATCATTCTAATGACAATCGACACCCTCCTCACCAGCCCCGACATGTACGTGCTCTTCGACGGCTGCCCCACATGCAACCCCGAAACCAGAAAATTCCTGGACTCATGCCGCACAACAGCACAATGGATGTGGCGACAATTACACGTCGTCCCCTCCGGCAGCCCCACCGCCACCGCAATCCGCACCATCGCCAAAAACCAAAACAAACCAATCAAATACCCACTGATACTACTCAACGGAAAAATCCACTACACCCCAGCCGAAACCATCAACAATGACGAAAGGACAACAAAATGAAAACAGCATGGTGGACCGCGGTCATCACCGCCGGCCTCACAGCCGGATACGCCGCCACGGTAACCCAACTATCCCCAGGCCCAGACTACGTTTTCTCCAAACTCAGAAAACACCTCACAGCCAAAACCGAAAACGCAACCAACAGCCTGACAACCAGCCTAGGAGAACTCGCCTACTGCGGATGGTGCCTCAGCCCATACCTGACCTTGCCAACCTGGACAGCAACCGCAAAAGCCTTCCACATCCGCTTCGGCATCAAATGGTTCATCGGACTGGCCACAGCGGCAAGCATCGCCGCCTACTACCGGCATCAAGCAGAAAGCAGACTCTAATGCGCAGCACCCCACAAATCCACGTGATCGTAATCCTCCACGCCATCAAAAAACCAATCACCCAGGAACAGTTGACGCAAATAGCAGAAGACTTCCGATACCGGGACACGCCTCAAAGCCTGAGAAGCCGCATGGTCGAACTAGAACGAGCGGGATACGTCCATCGCGTAGACAGAAACGGCATCAGCGAACGAAAAAGGCCATGCTGGCGATGGCAACTCACCAAGAAAGGCGAGGAACTCATGGAGGAAATCCTCGACACCACAACGCCAGCCGAAAGGGAATAAGGAAAACCATGGAAAAGACACTCTTCACCATCACCATCGGAAACGAAGAACTCACGATACACCAGAACGTACACACAGGCCTCTTCTACGGCATCACGGCCGACGGGAAACACACTCCAGTCGACTACGCTCGCGTCAAAACACGGACGACCAGCCAGGAACGGCTCAAATACTGGCGAAACATGTTCGGGTACACGCAAGCCGAACTCGCCGAACTGGTTCACGTATCCAGTCCGACCGTCATCATGATGTGGGAAAACGGGTTGAGGCATCCGCTCAGGAAATACCGACAGTTACTCAACGAGAAACTCAGCTCCGATATTTTCCCTGACTGATTCCACGGCGTGTCATATCAACATGGCACGCCTTTTATGATATAGTAAAAACATCAGGCAGAAAGCCTGGCACAACACAAAAGGAGCAAGCAATGGAAACCGCCAAATACCTCAACACCCTCATCAACCTCATCCTCCAACAACCAAAAATCGGCACCATCCTCGACAAAGACGGCATCGAACCTGAAATCACCTACGGCCGAATCGGCATCAAAGACTACGACGCCTTCATCCGCCTCTACAAGCTACTCAACAACATCAAAGGAGTCGAAACCACAACAATCAACGAAGTCGACAACGGCATCGGACTCGACTTCACCGTAACAACACCAATCACCATCTACTTCTTCTACTGGAGATAACCCCAAAACAGTACAAAAACGCCCCGCAGACGGCCGAACAAGCCGCACACGGGGCGTTTTACATATCAGAGGAGACTAACGGCTCACACCGGCATAATGCACGCCAAACAAGCCAGCCACACCGGAACCAACCAGCGCACAAGCACCACCAACCACGGCAACCCACGACGGGACACCAGGCACAGCACTCACAAGGCTCGCGACAGCACCGGCAATACCCACCAACCCGGACACCAGATACGCCCAACGACGCGTCTCAACATCAAACGTAGGCATATAATTATCCGAACCATCCGCACACTCATTCGTGATAGCGGTATCAGCCGTCGGCTCACCAGACAACACGTCATCAGCCAACACTGCATGCTTAACCATAAACAATCCTTCCAATCAGTTGAAAATACGACCGTCATTAAGCCGCTTCTGGAATTCCACAACAGCCGGCGAAGGAGCCGTGCCGATCATCCCATCACCAGCATACCCGTTCATCTCCATCAGGAACCGGTGAATGAACTCAGGACCCGCATTACGCGGCCTATCCGTAATACCGAAACGGTGAGACATCCACTCAACCCAATCACTACCCGAAGTACCCTCCTTCAAACAGGCGATATTCTGATTCTCCAAACAACGAATCTGACCGGACATGACACCATCAACAGTAGTCCCGGCAACCTCCTGAGCCCTCCGCATGGTCAAAGGACCCCACGAGCCATCCACTTCAAGCTTGGTCACCGACTGCGTAGCCGGCTGGGTAGGCACCGGATTCGACGGAGCCACCAAACCACGCGACAACCGGTCCAAACGATCCAAATCATACGTGCCAGGACACTGCGTGTTATAACAATCACGGTGACGAATCAACGGCAAATCACCATACTCGGCACGCAAATCACGAATCAACTGCGCAACCGTCAAATAATCCCCATCCGACTGGCGAGGATTACACTCAATGCCAATACCCATGTCATTGCCCTTGGAACGGACGCCGACACCGTCACCGGCATGCCACGCACGATCATCCGGATCCACAATACACGCCACACGGCCAGCCTCGACCACGTAATGAGCAGACGCGCCACGAGCCTTACTGCACAGGGTATTGATCACACCCTCGAACGTCGGATGAGTGTTCGGATCACCCCACCAGTGGATGACGATAGCCTTGACCCCATACGGGCGACCACTCGTATAATTCGGACTATCATACTTCGTAATATATTCATATGACATATTGTCTCCTTTCAGACAATCAAAACATACCAAACGGTAAAAAGAAAACGGGCGAAAGCCGGCATGCCGGTAACAAGCAGATAACCGGCAACCACCATGACGCCAATAAGAAACGACGACAAGAGGATAAGAACAATATCCTCGATAGATTCACGACTCATACCCCCAGCATATCAAAACAGCCTACGATAGACTTGATCACATGACTGAACTAATCACGTCCATCATCGGACTCGCCGGCATAGCAGTAGGCGGCACCATCACATGGGCAAGCTCACGCCGCAACAACCTCACCACCGCCTACCAACACCTCGTCGAAGCCCAAGGCGAACTCAAAAAACAAATAGACGCCCAAGACGAAAAAATAGACAAACTCATCCAAACACGAGATGAACTCCAACACGTAAGCGACCTCGAAACAGGCTACATCCGCTCACTAGGCCACTGGCTCGCCAAATTCTGCCAAGTCGTCGACGACGAATTTCTCACACGCAATCCAAAACCAAGCCTACCCGACGAACTCCGCAACCGCATCTGCCCACTCTAACCACGATACGAAAAAGCCCCGGCCAACCGACCGGGGCTTCACCATATCAGACCGACCACGACAACGTCGTCGAAGTCCACACACCCCTCGCATACGTGATATCCTCAAAAGGTCTCACATACAAGCCCGTCTTATCCAACTGAAAACCACTATTCGCAACACCGGCCGCCGGCACATTTAAATCAGTCACATTCGGCTTCACATAATCCGGGAACGTCAGGATCTGACTCTTATCCCACGCCTTCGCCTTCCACTCCGGCCCTCTCGTCGCCTTGACCATAAGACTGACAACATTACCCGACATCGAACACTTATACCAGACAGTCCAATCCTTCGCCCACTGACCCTGATCCAACTGAACATCAGTCAACGACACCCAAGCCCCATTGACACGACGATACCGCTGACCATTAGACGAAATGACAGCCTCAACCCCGTCAACAGTCCAAATCGCGATCAACTGATCCCAAGTATTCACCTCAATAGTGCCATCAACATGGATCCTCGGAACCACATCAGACACAACACCAGCCGTAACCCTAGCAATGACCAAACCATTGATTTGCGCATTGGGAATACTAGCATCCCATGACTGCAACCACGCGCCCGGAGCATCACCATGGGACAAACTGGGATCGTAGGCTGCAACCACGATCTTATAATCCCCCTCCGAATCAGGCACATTCACCGTCATAGTCTCCGTTACCGCATAAGTGTATGAGCCAGTCCCCTCCCACGGACGTAAGGTACCGCAATGAGGTTTGACAGTGACGGTCAAACCGTCGATCGTGGCCAACGGGCTAGGACTGCCATACCGGACGCCCTGAACGCCACCGAAATAGGAACCGTCGGACGGGAACAGGAACGGATTGACGACATGCCGGTAATCATCAGCCGTGTAAACAGGTGCCCCGTTCAAAGCGGTCAAAGGATGCAAAACAATATCACTCATAAGTCATTCCTCACAATCATTCTTTAGATGTGGACACACCCATTTTACCTACCAAGGAAGATAGCCGGTCAACCTCCGCCCTAAGCTCGTCCACCTCTTCCATAGTCTGCTGAACCAACCGTAAAGCGGCCACACTCAACCTCGAATAATCAACACCGGTCGGATTCCCCTCCTCATCGTATTCGCAGAAGAAACCAAGACCGGCATCATCCAAATCCTCAGCTATCAAACCGACAACCGGCTGCGCGTCATCAAGCTTCAAATTCAGATCATCCTTCAGGAAATACACTTTCCACTTCATCCGACGGAGAGCATCCAAAGAAATGAACCCATCGGCATCCCCGACATTCACTACCGAACCCGCCGACGAACAGTCAGACCCCAACGTACCATCATAAAGACAATAAACCGGCTTCAAAGGAGCCAACGAAAGCGGACTATCATACGCGTTACGAACCCCGGTACCACCATGGGTTGGCACTACCACCATATCGGATCCACCGGCATCGGCCTGATCCAACTCAGACCCCAACGAGTTGAAATCCTGTTCAACGGCAGTGACACGCTCCCCCAACCGGACGACGCTCGTACCAAAACTAGAC